GTTTTCTAAAAAGAAAGAAGACCTCTATAATTTTCGGTGTCCACTGTGTGGAGATTCTCAAAAAAATAAAACTAAATGCCGTGGTTATGTTTACCGAAAAGGTAACAACTACTTCTATATGTGCCATAACTGTGGTGCATCTACCTCGTTTTATAACTTTCTCAAACAGGTTGACACCAACCTATTAGAACAGTATTCACTGGAACTCTACAAGGCATCAGCCAACACAAACTCACCTGAACCTACGTTCTCAGAATTGACGGTTAAACCTACTTTCAAGAAAAGTCTGGACCTACCTAAAATATCTGAATTGCCTGATGAACATTTTGCCAAACAATATGTAATCAACCGTGTGATTCCGACTTCAATGTATAGTAATCTTTATTATGCTGAAGATTTCAAGGCTTTGGTTGATTCGTTTGGTATCAATAAAGATATTATTGCTGGTGACAAACGACTTGTTATTCCGTTTCACGACAAAGAAGGAAACATCACAGGGTTTCAAGGTCGTGCTCTAGGTGAGTCAAAGATACGTTACATCACAATTAAACTAACGGACGAAGGTCCACGCATGTTTGGCATGGACCGTGTTAACGAACAGGAGAAGATTTATGTCTTTGAAGGACCGATTGATTCAATGTTTATCAAGAATGCCGTTGCAGTTGCAAGTAGTTCGTTGGAATCGGCAGCAGAATTCTTGGACAAATCAAAACTGGTATTGGTCTATGATAATGAACCAAGAAATAAAGAAATTGTAAAGTTGATGGAAAAGGCCATCGATAACCACTTCAACGTGATTATTTGGCCTCCTATGATTACTGACAAAGATGTTAATGACATGATTTTGACAGGATTTGACATTGACGAATTACATGATATAATGGAGAAAAACACGTTTGTGAACCTACGTGCAAAAATGGAATTTGTAAACTGGAAGAAAGTATAATATGAATGTAAAGTTGATTTCGTATTCCCAAGGTGCTGATGGGAAGAATTTGTTAGACCAGATTGCTTATGCGGCAAGAGTGTCTAATCCAGCCAACCAAAACAACAAGGAGACATCCGAAAAGTTGGTGCGATACTTGATTAAGAACCAACATTGGTCACCATTGGAGATGGTTTCCTTGACTTTGGAGATTGAAACGACAAGAGACATTGCACGACAAATTCTACGTCACCGTTCGTTCTCTTTCCAAGAGTTTAGTCAACGTTATGCAGATGCTTCACAACTTGGATTTGAAACACGGGAAGCAAGATTGCAAGATACCAAGAATCGTCAGAACAGTATTGAAACCGATAACGCAACATTGATTGAGACATGGCGTCAACGTCAAAACCAAATTATGGATGAAGTTGAAGATGCTTATAAATGGGCTTTGGACAATGGAATTGCTAAGGAACAGGCTCGTGCGGTTTTGCCGGAAGGCATGACAAAATCACGCATGTATATGGCAGGAACCTTGCGTTCTTGGGTTCACTATATACAACTCCGAAGCGCAAATGGCACACAAAAAGAACATCAAGAAGTAGCATTGGCTTGTGCCTTGGTGATTGAACCGGTTTTCCCAATGATTAAAGAATTCGTAGAACAATAAGGAATAATATGGAATACATGGGCATTAAGATAGACTTAGAGCGTGATAAGCTATTTGATGAATTAGGAATTAAACGATTAAAAGAATCGTACATGCGTGAGGAAGAAACATCACCTCAGGAACGATTTGCATTTGTATCAGCATCTTTTGGATCCAATCCAGAACATGCACAGAGACTATACGATTACTCATCTAAACATTGGTTGTCATATTCAACACCAATCTTATCATTCGGTCGTTCTAAAAAAGGCCTACCTATTTCATGTTTTCTAAATTACATTAATGACACAGCGGAGGGTTTAGTTGATAACCTATCAGAAACTAACTGGCTTTCTATGTTCGGCGGCGGTGTTGGTATTGGTTTTGGTATTAGGTCTGCCGATGATAAGTCTACAGGCGTTATGCCGCATCTTAAAATATATGATGCTTCTTCTTTGGCGTATCGTCAAGGTCGCACTCGCCGTGGCTCTTACGCCGCTTATCTTGATATTACTCATCCTGACATCATTCCTTTCCTAGAAATGCGTAAGCCAACAGGCGACCCAAATGTGCGTTGCTTGAACTTACACCATGGCATCAATATCACAGATGATTTTATGGCCATCATTGAAAAGTGCATGTTGGACCCGAATGCTGATGATTCATGGAATCTAGTTGACCCATATTCAAAAGAAGTTCGTGAAACTGTGTCTGCAAAACACTTGTGGCAACAGATTCTAGAATTGCGTATGCACACTGGTGAGCCATACATTCACTTCATTGATACAAGTAATCGTGAATTGCCGCAATGGTTGAAAGACAAAGGTTTGAAAGTTCACCAATCAAACTTGTGTTCTGAAATCATTTTGCCAACAAGTAAAGAACGTACTGCTGTATGTTGCCTATCTTCTTTGAACTTGGAGAATTATGATGATTGGAAGAATGAGCCACTTTTTCTTAGGGACGTTGCTGAGATGCTTGATAACGTTCTACAGTATTTCATTGATAATGCTCCTGGTGTCGTACAAAGAGCAAAATGGTCTGCTATGCGTGAACGCTCTATTGGTGTTGGTGCCCTCGGTTTTCATGCATATCTACAAAAGAACGGAATTGCATTCGAGGGTGTAATGGCCAAGGTTGCAAACAATAGAATCTTTAAAACTATCAGAGAGGGATTAGATGAAGCTAATAAATCTTTGGGAACAGAACGTGGGGAAGCTCCGGATGCTGAGGGTACTGGTTTGCGTTTTAGTCATCTTATGGCTATCGCTCCAAATGCTTCTTCGTCTATCATCATGGGAAATACTAGCCCTAGTATTGAGCCTTATCGAGCTAATGCGTACCGTCAAGATACTTTATCGGGCTCATTTTTGAATAAGAACCGTTGGTTGGATAAACTAATTAAAGAAAAACTTAAATTACCTGAAGGCCTGCATTCTGGTACATACGCTGACATTTGGTCTAGTATTATCGCCAACGATGGTTCAGTTCAACACTTGGACATTCTAAGTGAAGATGAGAAGGCAGTATTCAAAACATCTATGGAAATTGACCAACGTTGGGTTATTGATTTGGCCGCAGATAGACAAATGTATATCGACCAAGCACAGTCGTTGAACTTGTTCTTCCGTCCAGATGCCAATATTAAATACGTTCATGCTATTCATTTTATGGCATGGAAAAAAGGATTGAAGACTTTGTACTACTGCCGTTCTGAAAAGATTGGTAAAGCTGACAAGGTTTCTAAGAAGATTGAACGTCAAGTCATTAAAGAAATTGACATGACACAAATTGCACAAGGTAATGACTGTATCGCATGTGAGGGATAATATGAAAAGAATTTTGAGATTTACTGCATCATGGTGCCAACCATGCAAAACATTGGCCGCAAATCTGGAAAGAGCAGAACTAAACCTTCCCATTGAGGTTATTGATATTGATGTAAATGAAGACATTGCAAATCAATATGGTATTCGTTCTGTTCCCACTTTAGTAATGTTAGATGAAAACATTGAAGTGAAACGAAATGTCGGAGTCAAAACACCAAAACTACTAAAAGAATGGGCAGAAGTATGATTAAGAAAGCGCAGAATGATGTAACATCGGAACGTAGTTACTTTAAACCTTTCAACTATGCTTGGGCATATGATGCATGGTTGAAACATGAACAATCACATTGGCTTCACACAGAAGTGCCAATGATGGAAGATGTGAAAGATTGGAAGAAGAAATTAACAGATAGTGAAAAGAATTTTCTAACACATATTTTCCGTTTCTTCACACAAGGTGACATTGACGTTGCTGGTGGTTATGTTAAGAATTATCTACCATACTTCCCACAACCAGAAATGAGAATGATGTTGTTGGGTTTTGCTGCTCGAGAAGCATTACACGTTGCCGCATATTCACACTTGATTGAAACTCTTGGTTTACCTGAAACAACATACAATGAATTCTTAGAGTATGCTGAAATGAGAGAGAAACACGACTATGTGTTGGACATTTCAAAGCAAAATACAACCAAAGAGAATACTGCAACCCATATCGCCGTGTTCAGTGCTTTTACTGAAGGTATGCAGTTGTTCTCCTCTTTCATTATGTTGTTGAACTTTCCTCGTCATGGTAAGATGAAGGGTATGGGACAAATTGTTACCTGGTCTATTGTTGATGAAACACAACACGCAGAGAATATGATTAAATTATTCCGTACTTACATTCAAGAAAATCCAGAAATCTGGAATGATGAATTGAAGTCCCGCATTTACACCATTGCTGAAAAGATGGTTGAATTGGAAGACAAGTTCATTGACCTAGCATTTGCAATGGGTGAAATGGAAGGATTGAAGGCAGAAGATGTTAAGAAATACATCCGTTATATTGCTGACCGTAGATTGATCTCTTTGTCACTTAAAGGCATCTTTAAGGTTAAGAAAAACCCACTACCATGGGTTGAAGAAATGATTAATGCACCTACTCACACAAACTTCTTTGAGAACCGTGCAACAGACTATGCTAAAGGCGCTTTAACAGGAGATTGGTCTGACGTTTGGGCCAAATAAATTATGATTACGTTTTTTAATGATGTTTTTGATGTTGATTATGCAACATATCTCTATTCTAGTTCTATGGAGTTGTTGACCAACGGAAGTCATGTTTGGAAAACTAATTTTTCTTGGCCAAAAAATATTATCAATGCAAGTCATCCTGTTTTGGTGAGACAAGTTAGTCAAGCTGATAAATTTAAAATATTATCATCATTGTTTGACAAAGGTGTCATAGAAGACCGAAATTATGTTGTATTAAACTATCTTTGGACCAAACTTAGTTATATACCTTGGCATGATGATTCACATGTCACTGATGCTGCAACAGTTTACTTGAATCCAACGTGGCATTACGATTGGGGTGGAACTTTTAATTATAGTTTTGATGACTACAATAACATAAAAACATTTAACGGTATTGTTCCAAGTTTCAACATGGCCGTCAAAAATACGGATCATACACCCCACCATGTGAGTCCAATATCACTAGATGCTCCTTTTCCAAGGTGCACCATTCAACTATTTAAAGATGACTTTTAAGAAAGATAATAAAAATGACAAACAAAGTAATTTCAGGAGAATGTTTAGAATGTGAATCTAGTTATGCCGTTGAATTCGTGGAACAATTAGTTTCACAACCAATGCCAGAGTTTTGCCCCTTTTGTGGTGATCCCATCGAAGAATTATCCGAAGAATATATAGAGGATGATGACTTAGATGAAGATGACCTCAAATGGGAATAAACTGGCAATATAATGATACTGATTTCACAGAAGACCAAATTGGTGATAGTTACGGATTCGTATATCTGATAACAAACCTAGAGAACAATAAAAAGTATATCGGCAAGAAACTTTTCTGGTTCTCTAGGACCAAAACGGTAAAAGGTAAACGTAAAAGAGTGAAAGTTCCATCGGACTGGCAAACTTATTACGGAAGTAGTGACAAACTGCAAAAAGATGTTATACTGTATGGCCAGGATAAATTCCGCCGAGAGATACTACATCTTTGCAAGACAAAAGGTGAGTGTAGTTACCTTGAAGCGAAAGAGCAATTCGCAAATAATGTAATGGAAAGTGATGAGTATTACAATGACTGGATCATGGTCAGAGTAAGAAAGTCTCATATTAAGGACTACAATGAACGTAAATCTCACCGAGGTGTTGGACTCGAACCATGACACATACATGTTTTTGCCAATGTACGAGGGTGACAACTTACAGGTATCAGGAAGTGCATACAAGGATCCTGGATCAAAATTGGATGGATCCGTGATGGGTGATTGTTATCACATTATTCTATTTCGTGATGAAGATGAAAATGGTGATAGTAGCTTGGACAAATTTGAAGCAATTCTTTCTGCACCTGTGGTTTATATGAATAGAATGATTAAAGAAGGTTGGTATGGAATCATTTGTAGGAAAACAACAACATCCTCGGAGTTTGTTGAAGACACATTTGCCAAATTCAAAGAAGTGTGTTAAGATAGAATTTTAAATTATTGGATTCATAATGATTCTCGTTGACCTGAACCAAGTTCTCTTAGCAGGACTCATGGCTCAAATCTCAAACCAAAAAAATGTAAAACTAGAAGAAGGTTTAGTCCGCCATCTGGTTCTTAATATCCTCCGAATGCACCTCAAGACATTCCGTAAAGAATACGGTGAAGTCGTACTCTGTTGTGACAACCGAAAATATTGGCGCAAGGAGTTCTTTCCATTCTACAAGGCTGGTCGTAAAAAGTCCCGTGAAAAATCTCCTTTGGATTGGCATGCTATTTTTGACATGTTGGCCAAGTTCAAACAAGAATTGAAAGAAAACTTTCCTTACAAAGTGATTGATGTTGAGTTGGCTGAAGCTGATGACATCATTGGTACTTTGGTTCCTCGCCATGCAGCACACGAAAAGATTCTTATCCTTTCCAGTGATGGAGATTTCTTACAATTGCAAAGATGGGGCAGCAATGTCAAACAATACAATCCTGCACTGAAGAAATACCTCAAGTCGGAGAATCCAATGATGGAACTCCAAGAGAAAATTATCCGTGGTGATAAAGGTGACGGTATTCCCAACATCTTTTCACCTAGTGATTGTTTTGTTCGTGATTTGAGACAAAAACCTATTACCAAAGGTTTACTTGAAAAATTGCTCAAAGAAGAAGCCGAAGATTGGTCTGATGAAAACGCAAAAATTGGTTATTCTCGTAATAAAACACTAATCGATTTGACATGTATTCCTACTGCAATTAAAGAGCAAATTATAAATACTTACGAAGAAGCTAAACCTGCAAATAAGCAGAAGATGTTGAATTATTTCATTCAATATAAACTAACCAATCTTATGGATGTGATTGAGGATTTTTAATGAAAAATATGTATGAAGTTTTTGACGAATTTGAATTGGCTAAAAACAAAAAAGAACGAATGTCTGTAATTGAAAGAAATTTGAGTAAAACCTTAGTTCAAGTTTTGGAATTGGCATTTCATCCTCAATACCAATGGTTGAATCATGAAATTCCACAAGGATATCAGATAAAATCTATTCCTGCTGGAATGGGTTATGCTCAACTTTCAACCGAGATCCGTAAATTGTATATGTTCCGCCGTGGTGATCCGACTGCTGAGAAATTGACACCAAAAAAGCGTGAACAACTATTGGTTGAATATTTACAAAATTTAGAACCAAGAGAAGCTGAAGTTGTTATTGGTATTTTCAATAAAGACTTGGGTGTTACTGGTTTAGATTACAAATTTGTTAAAGAAGCATTCCCGGCGATGTTGCCATAATAAGGAGTTAGTAAGTGCCAAAATATGTAGAAAAGTTTCGCAAGGAAAAAGACTACAACGATGATTATGCATTTAAAGCAAATACATATGACCGTAAACAGCGAGACAAACAAAGAGAATCAAAAAAACAGGCAAAACATTTT